GCTGTCGAGCGATTTTGTCAGTTTCTACCGTCAACATCTGAGATGCCTTTCCGTCTAATCCAGCGGCTTCTTGAAGCATTCCTTCAGAAACAAGCCAGTTAGCGGCGGCTCCCCAAGAGCAATAATGTCCAAAGATGTACGGAATGTTAATCTTCTGCCACTTAGCAGGATGTGTTGTTGGGTTTTCGTTCTGTGCGGCAAAGGTTAAACAAGTATAAAAGTTGCCACTGTAAGGTTTTCCAGAAACTGGAATGTATGTGCCTGTCGATGAACCAGCGTCAAAGTATACTTGAGTTCCGACAGAATAAGTGATGGCAGGGTCATACAGGTCTCCTGTAAGGGTCGGACACTTGATGCGATAATGAAACCATCCATCGGCTAGTATTCTGTTTTGAATGATGACCTTTGTGGTAGTGCCATCATTGTAAAGTTCGTAACCAAGGTCTGTGACCCTAGTACTAGATTGAGGGTTCTTGTTAAAAACGCCAAGGACTTCCCCAGCGTCTGAGGGTAAAGTGAATGACACAACATTGTTTGAGTCCATGCTGGTCGTAAATTGTGCAAGTCTGCAAAGGTCGGGCCACTCGTCCTGCTCCCAAGCCTCCCGCAGTCTGGCAGTAATGAAGTCACGGAACTGAGCAAATGTCTCGTCCGTGATGTTATGTCTGTCGTTGCCGCTGTATTGCAGGGCTTCAAACAGCATCTGTGAAAAGTCGGTAGTACGCATTAAACTTGGTAACCGTCCGCAGTAAATATAGTTCCTTGAACTACAGTTTTCTTACAATAATTGCGGACAGCGAGTTCGGGATTATCACGCAGGAATTCTCGCATAAACTGCTTATCCTTCCAGCATTCATACCCTAGTCGCTGTCCCCAATAGTGATAGGCATCGGCAGGGATTTCAGCAATCTTTCTGCCTAAACCTTTTACATCGTGAGCCTCGTGAGTGTGCCCGAAATGGGCAATCTGCTTGGCTTCAGCACGAGCAAGGGACTCACGCATCCGCCAGCCGTTGATGAGTTCCCTTTCCATGTCCTTATGGAGATGGGCAGGGATTAACTCAACAAGAGACTGGACGAATGCGTCAGCCACTATCGCTTACGAGGTGAAGTCAAACTTGGCGAGACCAAGCGGGTTCTTCACGATGCAAGTAGCGATAGCCTCGACCATTCGGGCAGGGCCGCCACCGTTATCTTGAAGTTCCTTGACTTGGGCGATGTTGCCGCCGTAGCCGACTCCGACTAAGTCCCAATTCAGCATATAACCGCAGAAGTTGTTCTTAAGGAAGAGCGAGGTATGGAGACGGATGGAGCCGAAGTCACCTTCAAACACATCGATGCTGGACTTGTAGACGCTCTGTTCCGACTCTCTGTTGAGGGTGCGGATGACGGAGGCGGGAGCAGTGCCAGTCTGTCTTGTGGTGTAGGTAAGGGCTGTGAAGGCTTGCTTCAACTTGTAGCCACCGAGGAGGTCGAACTCCTGCGGACGACCAGTCTGTTCAAAAACGGAGGCCAGCATATTCTGGACAACCATTTCATCGAGAGCGGCAGTGCCGACATTGGAGATGGACGATGTGGGGGTGCGGAACGCTGTCGGAACAGGGAGGTAGGTGTCGCCTGTGAAGTCGTTCTTAATCCAAGAGTCCAGACCACGAGTAGCATAACCTTGCGACACGCCATCATCGGCCTTAGGAAGATTGGCAGAACAGAGAGTTCTTTCCATCTTACGCTTCAGCACTTCAGTAGCCTTAGCGACATTGTTCGCAAGTTCAGAGCGAACGCCAGCAACCACAGCGATGTCAGTTGTCAGAGGAGAAACACGAGTGCTTTCTCTGAAAATCTGGATGTGATTGGACAGTTCAAAGCGGTACTGGGAAGCACCATCCTTGACATAGTTCTTGATAGACGCACCATTCGGGTCAACATCTGTACCGTCAACAACGCCAGCCTGTTCGGCGGACACATTGGGGAGAGAGTCAACCTGCCAGCGGAACAGAGTGTTGCCAGGTTTAGCAACCTTCGGAGCCATTGAGGTGAACGGAGTGGACTTAGCATCCACGAGTGAGATGGTATCAGCGAGGGCTTCCCGCTTACCAGAGACAATATTTCTTTCTGTAAGACTTGCCATAGTAGTAGTAGTTTAGTCGAGGAACTTATCCATAACTTTTGCAAGGTCATCAGTTCTGCCTGTTTTGGCGAACTTGGCGTATGCGTTCTGACTGCGGACTTCCTCTTTCTTGACAGTCGGGGCTACGCCACTGGAACGAGGTTGAACAGGTGCTTTCACGACAGGCTTCTGACCTTTGGCTGTCGCTTCTCTGGCTCTAACGCCTCTGATATAATCACCAATAACCATTTTGTAGTCTGGGAAACGCTTGATAGAGGGGAACGCATTTAAGAACTGTTCAGCAATCTGACGCTCTTTTGCGGTCTTATCCTTCCACCAAGGGTACTCCTTGACTGCAACTTGTTCGATTTGGTCTCTTGCTTGGATGTACTGGTAACGCTTAGGAAGCCCTTCTTCAAGAGCCTTCATTGCATTAACCTTAATCTGCCTAATCTTGGCAGGGTCATAATACACTTCCTCACCATTCTCCTTAGTCTCTGTGTAACCATCAGCGTTTTCCTCTGCCCAGTTCCGAACCGACCTTGCTTGGGCAATCTCTGCCTCAATTTCTGCAATCGTATTCAAGTTGGAAAAAGGTTCGTCTGATGACTCTACCGACTTAGGAGTTGCCGTAGTGTTCTTAAGAGACTCGACTTCTTCCTTCAGTTTGGCGATTTCCGCTTCCGCTTCCTTTCGCTTTGCCGTCAGTTTATCAATTCTCTTCTGAACGCCACGAGAAACCTCTTCTTGTTCTTCCTCGGACTTTGAATGAACCTCATCGCCTTCAGTGTCAGTTTCAGTGTCCGTTTCCGACTCACTGTCTGTCTGCTGGTCTTGGGGCTGATTACTATCGGCTTCGCCCTCTTCCGTCTGTTCTGAAGCAACATCATCGAACAGAATTGAGTTTAATCTGCTGTTTATATCAGCGGATGTAGGATAGTTGCCTTCCTGCGAACTGATTTCGCTGTTGCCAGCGTCGGATGCGTTCACTTCTCCGTTTTGGGGGTCTGTATTATTCATTAGAATAAGGTCTAAAGTGCCTTGGTTTTTGCAGGGTTTTTACAGACTCCCAGAAACTGTTGTATCCCACTTTACATCTTTTTTACAGATGTCAAGCGGAAGTAAAATTATTCGGGTGTTAACCCTGCTCGTATTCTGGCGTTCTTACGCTCCTCAAGAAGAAGAGCCTTGAAGTCAGTAACAGCACTAGCCCTGCCGCACTGATGTATACGGTTTTCACCAACAAGGTCGGAGGAAATAGCCCTTTCAGTTTCGGCTTTTATGTTTAGGTCTAAGATAAACATGATGTGTTCCCACATTCTGTTCTGTTCAGTAAAACCAAAAACACTAATGTCGTAATCAGTATCCTTCATTTTGTTGAGGCTTTTGTTGTTCTTGTGCCATCTTATCCGACACAGGTGTAACTCCAATACGACCGATTTGTTTGTTCTGCTGTTGCATCACAGACATCTGAAGGTTCTTCACATAGTTCTGAAGCAGGGCTTGGAACATCGGGTCTTGCTGGGAAGCCTGTTGAGCCTTCATGTTCTTGCTCATAATCTGCTGTAAGTACTGCATCTTGGTCTGAGCGGAAGGGTCGTTCTCGACATAGTTGGCCTCGTTGCCAAGCATCATCATGCCGATTTCGGTTTGAACATCCTTGTACAGTCTCTGGCTCGCCGTTGTCTGGTCTGTAACGACAGCCTTGGCTATATCTGAAGAAACCGCTTCCACAGACAGTCTGACCATCGCATTTCTGTCGATGATACCGCCTGTATCTTGAGGAAGGATGTATTGATTGATGGCTTGAAGTTTTTCCAAGACAAGGTCGCTGTACAGGTTTCTGACATCGAACTTAACCTCAAAGTCATACTGGGTGTTGATGTCCTCGATGTTCTTGGGAAGAGGCAGACCGCAGATACGCTCAATCTCAACGACATCCATGTACTGAAGCGTCAACTGCAACATTTGCGTGTAAATCTCAGACCAAGCAGTAAGCCAGTTGTCCACTGAGTTCTGCTGTAACATCTGAGAAAGAGCAGGAGGGGTGTCTTCTCTGGTAAGACCAAAGTACCCAGCCGCATCCTTCTCAATCTGAGACACAACGAATTCGGCAATCTGCGGAGAACCCTTAGGCGGTTCCATCCACTTGAAGTCGCCGTTGACATCTGAAACAGGGAGTAGCATCGCTGGCCCGATACGACCAGTACCACCAACACGCCGTTTGTACATTAGGGGTGGGACAGTTTCAAACGCAGTGCGGTCACGCATAGCGTCTCTCTGTGCCTTTAGTTCGGCTTGGTCGGTAGAAAGAATATCCGTGATACCACGACTCTCATAGATAGCCTTTCTGATGTACTCCCTGCGAAGCACTACGAAAGGATATTTTCCGTGGGAATATCCTAACTTTCCGTGCTTCAAATGCGTTGCATCGCTGGCGTTCGGAGAGAATACGGTGTAGTACACGCAAGGTACTCCGTTCTCGTTCAACTGCCTGTAGTAAGCGTAGCAAATTTCGATTAGGTTATTCGTTCTCAACCTGTAGTCTTGGTTGAGTCTGTTTGTCGGGACGATGTTAGGGTCTCTGTACCAAGTGAACATACCCTTGGTCTTTACGGCCTCTTCAACGCCTTCCTCGTCCCATTCGTCAGTTCGTATCATTGCTCTGACTTCCAACTCGGTCATAAACACTTTTCTGAATACGACTCTGGCCTTCTGGAGGTCTATGGTTTCTGGGGGGAAAGTAATTTCGTCATACGGTTTTAATGTAGTGACTTGAGGAAGGTTCTTAAGGATTGTTTCGCTATAGATTGTCGTATAGCCCTGCATTCTAAGGTCTTGGACAATCTTACGAACCTGCTTTTCGCCATACTCTGGTTTGACGGAAGAGATGATAGAAACAGCCAAATCTTCACTGTCCTTGTCGATTACGAATTGGGCGATGTTCGCAACAGGAGACTCTGGGTTTCCTTGCGACATTTCAGCCGACATATTGACCAAGTCAGAAAGGGTAAACTTAGTTTCAAG